TAAGTATTACTTGCAACGGAAGTACCAGAAATCCATGCTTGCGAAAACGTGGGTTGACCGGTTACAGATGAAACAAACGTACAGCCCATGAACACACCGGCAAAACCAGTGGTAGGGGCAGCAGTTGTTTCGGTACAAACAACAACGCAACCGTTGCTGTCAAACTTCACAGGGTCACCAAAACCAATACTTGAAGCGCTGGAATTTACGATCCGACGCTGGCGAGTGGCTCCGGCAAACACCTGACCGCCGATCAAATTGATCGGACGTAGCCCGTAGGGGCCGTCGATAGTCGGGTAAGCCAGTTGGAATTACTCCTACGATTGTTGATTACCGCGCCCAAACGTAACCGACGTTTTACGCTCTGAAAATAGAGGCATACGTGGATCGTTGTCGCGCATGAAGTTGTTGTCAACAGAACGCATTTGAGCTTCAGCTTGCGCTTGGTAAAACGCATTTCGTTGCTCGACAAATTCTGTTGGGGTCTTACAAAGCATTAAACCACCCACAACAATGTTGTCTTTATAACGAGCATTGTCATTATCTAAATAACTAGATATTTCAGGATGATCTACTGCTTTTACGGGTTCCCAACCCTCACGTAGCTTAGATGACACATTACGTGGATCTGCCTGATTTAAAACAGATACGCGAATCCAACGGTACTTATATCCGGCTTCAGGTGAAGGGTCAGGCAGCAGTGTGGGGGGTGCCCAACTGCGAGGACGCTCATCTTTAGTCCGAGTATCAAGTTCGCGGTTTACGCGATTTTCAATTGTTTTAGAGTCAGCCATTTTGTGTCATTCCTTCCGCCACTTTCCGGGCATACAGTTCAAGAGGGATCTTTAACTTCTTAGCTAGTGCAACCTGCGTTTGTGTCAGCGTGATTTTTTTGGGGGCAACGCTTCGACTAGCGGGGGCTACAACATTACTGCTCGTCCGTTTAGGTTTATCCTCGGGAAAGCTGTCGGGGAACACCTGTTTCAATCTTGTGTTGATTTTGTCGTAATAATCATCCGATTCAGGATCAACACCGCTTTTGACCAATTTTTCATGCAGCCCCAGAGTAAAGCTGGTCATTTCTTCACTACCTTCCTGACCAAACCACTGATTTTGCTTTCGCCACGCAAGTGCTTTTGGATCAGGTTTAGGTTCCGGGGCGGAACTTGGTTGTATATTTACAGGAAGTTTTGGTGTTTGTAAAGTAGGCGGTTTAAAATTCTCTACTTTATCAAGCCGTAATTTAGCCTGAGTTAATTCTTCCTGTGCAGCTACTATTTGATCAGCATCACCTGCATCATAGGCTTCTTTATATTTCCTTCGAGCCTGTTCTAATCCAAGTTCAGCATTTCGTTTAGCGGTGCCTACAAGAAGTGTCGTGTGATCACCCAGATTTCTTTGGAGCTGTTTGTTCTCTTCAATAATCTGCTGAGCAAACTTTAAAGCTTCTTCACGTTCCCGCAGTGCAGCTTCTTTAGCCCGACGCTCATCATGATAGCCATGAGTGATCTTCTTAATACGCTTCTGTACGCTTTCGTCGTACTTAGCTAACTCATCGTCAGTTACTTCATTGACAGGCTCATCAAGCGGTTTACGGTTCTGATCTTGTTGTGGCGTATCGTCCACAACTTCAATCTCAAACTCAACCTCGTCATTGGCTTTAGCTTCTTTTTTAGATTCCTGCTCATCAGGAAACTTAAATTCAGTTTTATCCATATATCACCTCACGCACGTTGGATGCCACGGGGGTCTTCCACCACAGCTTCCACAGAATCGTCGTTAATAATCCGAAACTCGCGGTCGTGAATCTTGATGCGGGTACCGGTATTGGCACGGGTAATAATAAAATCCCCTGGCTTACACCACGGACCCGTAGGGAAACGATTTTGATCGGCGTAAGCCATATCACCTAGTGCTACAACGAAAAGCACATTACTTAGTAACTCTTCATATTTGACCGTTGTATCAGCCTTAATAATCCCACTATCAAACTTATTCTCGATGTTGGGTAGAGTACAAAGGATCTTATACCCTTTAACAATTGGCAACTGCTTTGCTTTCTCTTTAGCATCTTCGATTACTGCATCTGCTACTTCAGTCATTTTCAAATTCCTCATAACGTTGCACAAGGTCTTGTACTTCCATCCTTGCACGGCGCAGACCTTGGATTACGCCACACAAATTCTTATATTCAGCAAAGTCTTTACAACTACCATCAACCATAGACTCACCTACCTCACGCTCGCGTTCTTTGAGCTTATTAAATAAGTGATCCAACATCTGTCTTTCATGGGCCATTAATATTTCCTTTTAGCCATTGCCGTTTTGATTAAATCAGCTTGAATTTTTTTATCTTCCCGTTTATCTTGACTTTGTAGGCGAATGTTTTCTTTTTGAGCTTCTAGTTGGATGCGTTCTTTCTCATTTTGTAACCTACCTTGCGCCAACATAATGTCTGCCTGATCCTTAGCAGCTTTGCGTTGTTGCTCCATACCTTTAATCTGAAGCTCTTGCTGCTGCATCTGAACAAGTGGATCTTGCGCCATCTGCTGAGATTGCTGTTGTGCAGCTTGCGCTTGATGAATCTGAAGCACTTGTTGTGCAGCCTCTGCAACATACTTAGCCATTGCCAACTCTTCAGCTTCAGAAACCTGCTGGTCAGGCCCAGGTAAGGGTGCACCCACACGCTGCTCAATTTCCTGCCTGTACCTAAACCCTAAATGCTCAGCAACGTGAGCCATCATTGAAGCTTGCAAAGTCTGCGCCATTGGGTTTTGGCCGATGGTTTGCATGATGCTTGGGTCTTGTAGGAAAGTCATATGCGCTGTGATGTGCGCCTGATGATCCTGATAAATGAACGCTTTAAGTGGAGTGCCCTTGAGCACATTCATGTTCTCGGTTATAGGATCTTTGGGTTTCTGATCATCCGGCAGTGGAACAAGTTTGTCGGCGTTAGGAATACCCAGCACATCCAACATCTGCCTGTGAAGGCGAGGCATGTCATATAACTGCGGAGCACCTTGAGCCAACTGCAACGCAGCCTGATATTGCACAACCCGCTGAGCCATTGTTGAGGCATTAGGGTCGGATACAGGGATAACCTCAATAAGGTCGTAATCTTCTTGCTTAACTTGGGGCGTACCATCCTGTGGCACGTAGCTATAGTCAGGGGAGGTGTACTCCCTGATAATCTCTTTTAAGAGCTTGAACTCTTCTTTCATCGCTGCATGGATGCGAGCCTGCACAGCACCCATTGTCTTTAACTGCCGCTCAAGCAGTGCTAGCGTCGTACCCACCGGAGCCTGACTCGACATATCGCTGATCTTCATATCAGCCATACCACTGAGCCTTCGCGCTTCTTCTGTAATTTGGTTTAACAGGGCAAGAAGCGTTTGACTAGGTTCTTTATAAGGCAGTGGGAGTATGTTATCTCTGATCGCACCCCCCGGCACATCCACATCGCGCCATTCACCCGGAGCAATTGGTGTGTCATCACCCTTAATTCTTAACCCTCGGGACTTCAACCCACCAGGAAGATTAGAGAGCGACCCAGCGTCTACCAACTGACGAATCAGCATGGTGCCTGCTGTGGCGTAACCGCCGATAATATGGATCAACCCAAAACCATAAGCCCCAAACCCAGGGATATACATGTAGTGAATAAAGTGCTGCCGGGGTCGTTTTTGAGGGTCATCTTCTTTGTAATTGCGTCTTATAGCTAAGACTTTGTTGGTGTTTTTATCAATAGTAATGACATAGGGCAGTGGCAGTTCTTCTTCATACCCAGGCAAGTCATACTCAATATGGACTTCGCATATCTGATACCGCTCATCTTTAGTCTGCTCAACACCTTCTTTTTGAGCTTTAGCCTTTTCAATATCAGTTTGTGTAGCGTAAGGCTCACCTAAATCAACATCTCGGTAAAACCCGCTGACTTGCAACCGCTTAATATCATTCTTAGTCTTACGCATGATGTGCGTAAGGCGATCTGTACGTCTAATATTTGTTACACCATACGGAAGAATGACATCCTCAGCAGGGATATAAAACGAAACTTGGCGTTCTAACGAGGGGTCGTAATAGACCTTTTTAAATGACGAACCTGCTAATGCAACGCCCCATAATGCACGTTCATGCTCTGATCGATATTCAGGCATTTTGTCAGTAAGCTGATAATTCATATCAGCCTGAACTCGTTTACCCGCTTCTTCAATCTCAGGGTTCCACTGCCCAACAATTTGCGTCTTTACTGGGCCAGCCGCAGGGAATGTCTCCATAATAGATTCGCTTTGAAAACGAATCGCAGCTTCAGTCAGCAACGTTGAAAACACACCACAGGCACCATCCCAAGGCTCGGTTACTTCGTCATAACGTAGGCCCAGCACATCTAACCCTTTAACATAGGTGTCGGCCCAATCTTTACGACTATTAATATCAGCATCGACCAACTCAATAATGTCGCTTGCAATTTTTTGCAATTCCGCCTCGGGCATATGCTCGGCAAGGTTAGAGTCAAACGACTCTTCTTCGCTTTCTCCCCCCGGCTCGATCTCTATCTCAACCCCACCCATACCAATCTTGACTGACTCAGGATCTTCAATCTCAATTTCAATAGGGGCTTCTTCAAGCGCCAAAGCTTCAAGTCCTTCGGGTGCGCTGTATAAACTCTTATCGATAGCCATGATCTGTCCTAACTTAAATAGTACCCGCGCTTAGCGCCGCGAAACCCACGGAAATATTGCAGCTCATCAGGCTCATCTGTGGGAAGTCGTAAGAAACCACCATTTCTAAAACGTGCTAATGCTAACGTAGTTGCATCCACATAGTCATCATGTTCACCTGCGGGAAACGCTGCGACCTCATCAATCAATTCTTCTGCCCACCTAGTATTAGGCACCCATACCCGCCCTGACTGAATAATGTCGGATACTGAATTAAGTCTAGTTATCTTGTCATTACCTTTACTGGGGGTGAACTCTGACACTGGCACACCCATACGACGCAACTCTTGGTAAAGCGAGATACCTGATACCTTCTTCTCCACAATCAGCGCATCAGGTTCGTACTCTTTATGCAGTTCAAGTACCTTCTTTTTCAACTCATAAAACTCAAGCCTTGCTTTATAAGCATCAAGAAGAATTATGTTGGTCTCCCCCTCGTCAGTAGTCCACACACCCCACGTCGTACACGCAGAAAAGTCCGAACGATTAGTCGTTTCGTACGCCGTATCCCACGACTGAATAATGAAATCGCATCTTGGAGGATCATCTTTTTCCCATACCTTCCACCATTCGCGCTTAACGATGGCACCTTCTTCAGAAGTCGGCTGTTGCTGGTACTGGGCCTGCCATTTTGAGTTAGGAAGCTCCTCTTTTAGTGCAGAAAGCTCATCTAACGACCAAAATTCAGGCCAAAGTGGGTTTCCAGAGGGTAAAATAGCAGGAAATTCGATTACTTCCCACTCATCACCCCCTCTTTGCAGCGAATTTTTAACAACTTGACCCGTTAAATCCCTCAAACCCCACCGAGTCATCACAATAACAATCGATCCCCCCGGTTGCAGACGCTGTCTTGGGCCTGATGTGTACCACTCATAGACCTTATCGTAGACTTCTGGGTTGATTGCAGCCAGTGCAGCCTCTTGTTCTGAGTGTGGGTCGTCAATAATTAGCAGATCTGCACCCTTACCTGTCACCGCACCACCTACGCCAATAGCAAAATACTCGCCACCTTTGTTTGTATTCCATCGACCAGCAGCTTTTGAGTCGGCTTGTAGTCCTACACCGGGGAAAATGTCTTTATAAACATCCTGATCAACAAGGTTTCGCACCTTTCTACCAAACCCAACCGACAATTCTGCTGTATGCGCCGTCTGAATAACCTTCTTATTAGGAAACTTCCCCAAGAACCAAGCAGGTAGAAGATAAGAAGCAAACTCGGATTTGGTGTGGCGAGGCGGCATGTTAATTATTAACCGCTTTGTTTTACCTTCTGCCACTCTTTCAAAAGCAGCAGCCATTCGCACATGATGTCTACCATCCACAAATGTAGGCCAAACCCGTTTTACAAACTTAATAAACCTCTCTTTACATACTTCCTGATCTTTTAGTTTCTCAAGTTTCTGTAATCGCAGATTTAAATCGCGTAAATCACTCTCAGACAAATGTGAAAGATTTTTTAATAATGCAGATAAACTTGCATTATCTTGTGAGGGTTGTGAATTAATCATCTAGTGGTTCAGTTATTAATTCAGGATCTAACGCTTTTAATAAATTTGGTGTGGCTACCCCTAACTCTTCATCTAAACTTTTTATAGGCACTATATCTACGTCAGTAGCACCACCTACTAATAAGCGTTTAATACGTTCTTTAATTTCTGCTTCTAAGTCAGCAGAATTTTTGTGAGTAATAGTTATCTCGCTGCGTTCAGTAAATACACCAATATCACTGTGTTTACCTAATAACTCCAGAGCTTTTATTTCTATTTTAGTATCACCGCAAGTTGCAAGCTCCACGAGCTTAGCAGTAATAAAATGCCGTGCCTGCACAATATCTCCAAACACTGGAGAATCGTACTTAGCAATAATCGTCCGCAGGGTTGCAGCAACACCGCCGTTCATTAAATCCTTTTTAGTTTTACGCGCAGGTATACCTTTACCAGCTTGCCTAAATAACTCTTCGGCTTTAGCGGCATCGTCAGGGTCCATCTCTAGGGGCATCCCCAACTGATTAAGTAGCAGGGCTGTGTCACCTGCAACGATCATTTTCTCTTTTATGTGCTCAGGTTCCTCTGCGGAGAGGTCAAACGGCACGGGCTTGTTTTTAGTTGGTTCTACGTTCATCGCGGGAATAAGTGCACCGAGATTGAGATAGCTGCTGACTCTATATGTAAATAATAATTTTGTAAAGCGACAGGAGGTTGGGACTCCTGACGGGGGGTCTTTATATATTGAAGGGGTGGGGTCAGATTGTGGAAATTTTTGTAGGGGGTGGGGGGGGTTTAAAACA